CACTTGCCATTGCGTATTAGGTAATAGGTTCACTGGTGTTGAGGAAAATGCTGCAATAGCACTGTCAGACATAAGAGTAGTGTTTACTTTAGTAAGTGCCATCAGATAATCCCCTTATCTGTCTCTTTAGCAGCAATCATATCATTGTATGCTGTTACTACTTCGGTTGTCCAAGTAGCGGCTGCAATGGCAGTTACCTTTGCGGCTTCAGTAGATGTGTCTGCACCCGGTGTAATAACGTGTCTATGGAACGACGAAGATAATACTTCACCATCTTCTAACACCCTTGTCGCTGTCCGTACTTGTATTTCACCGTTCTCTAGAACTTCAATCTTATCTACTACTGATTCTTTCGTTAAAGCCATTTGCTTCTCCTATTGTTAAATGTCTGCTCTGATTATCCAATCAGAGTAATTAAACGGTATAACTAATTTCACCTCTTATAAATAGCAGGGCACCAGAAGTTATGTGTGCCGTGGTTGCTGTTACTCTTGATGCTCCTGTATCAGTGCCCATTAGCTTTAAGTAGCTGAGACCACTTTCAGCGATAATGACTTGGCAAGACCGGGCTGTTGCTAGGCCCATAATATCCATAGCACCTGCTGTATATGACCCACTTATTGTAAAAGGTAATCCAGTTATATGAAAGTTGCCGCTAGCCGACGAGAATGTCATTTGTGTCGCTACATAAGCGTAAAACGAAGCACTTACTGTGTTTCCTACTTTTTGATACACGCCTGATTGTGCGTTATATCCCGATATAGCTAAATCACCGGGTGTGGCGAAAGTGAACGCAGGTGTCCAACTACCTTCCTCGTAGTCGTCCAAAGCGTTAGCCGCCGCTGTGTCGCCGTTGAACGTGAGGCCACCAGCCGCAAGAATGCGCACTCGTTCGACGCCGTTAGTAGATATACCCACCGAGTTAGCGGCAGGGAGATACATCCCGTTACCGGCAACGCTTGACCCTGTTGGGACTAGCTTACTGGCTGTCGCGGTGCTCGATGCGCCAATGGTCGTCACATTTGCCGCAGCAGGAGTACCGCCACCTAACACGCCGTCTAAAGTCCCGGTAAAACCGGTCGCGACAGCTTCCTGCCCAACAAGCCCGGCCAGAACATTCGTGGCATCCGTTACATCGGCAGCAGCCTCGATACCCGCGAGCTTAGTTTCCTCTGCCGAAGTGTATTGCGCTGTGGGTGCGGTCACGCCGTTGATGGCGTCTGTCCAAGTTCCCGCCCAGCGAACCCCGGTAGTGCCTAAACTGTCGGTGCTGTCCGTGTCCGAAACGACATTTCCGCCGTGCGTCGTAACGCCAGCAATCGTGACGTTGGCCGGAAGGCCGACAGTAATCGTCTGTCCGCTCGCTGCGGTCTCGATTTCGTTGGCTGTGCCAGCGATGGTAAATGTCTGGGCGTCCAGATCGACTGCGCCAGTGCCTGTGCCGCCAGCGAAATCCAGATCAGCAGCCGTTACCTGCGCATCAACGTAGGTCTTGATGGACTTGGCCGAAGCGATTGTGTTGTCGCTACCGCTGACCGACGACAGGTCAATATCCACTAGGCCGCTGGCGAATTTCGGATATGTGACTGAGCCGTCAGCCGGGGTCTCGACGGCCCGCTGACTCATGTGCATGACTTCGACATTGCCCGTGCCAGATGGCGGGGCAGCCGAGAACGTCAGCGTCGTGCCACTAAGCGAGTAAGTATTTTTCTGCTGGTAGACGCCGCTGACGAAAACCATCGTGTTGTTCTCGCCATTGGCGGGGGCCGACGACAGCGTAAAGGCCGTCTGGCTTCCTGTGCCGTTGAACCGGTCAACGCTCTGCGTACCAGCATATGTGGCAGCGGATGTTGCACTAGCCGCCGCAGCGGTCGCAGAAGAGGCAGCAGCAGTCTGGGAAGATGCCGCGTTGGTCGCGGAGGATGCCGCGTTGGTTGCTTGCGTAGACGCCCCAGTAATTGACGATATGTTGGTTGCGTTCGTGTTGATCGACGCAATGTTGGTCGCGTTCGTGTTCACGTTGGTAATTGCGCCAGCCACAGTGTCCATTGCCGTGACGTTGGCAGCGGTGCCAAGCGTGTTCATATCGGTCACTACGTCTGCGGTTGCTAGGACGTTCATGTCTGCAACGACATCGGCGGTTGCCAAGGTGTTCATGTCCGCGACGACATCCGCCGTGCCGAGAGTGTTCATATCGGATACAACATCCGGCGTTGCCAGCACGTTCATATCGGACACGAAGTCGGCTGAAGCGATGGTGTTTAGGTCAGACACAAAATCTGCTGACGCGACTGTGTTCATGTCTGCAACGACATCGGCGGTGCCAAGGATCGCCATGTCGGCTACTGCGTCTGCGGTGCCAAGGCGTCCTATCTCTGTAAGTTTACCTGAGACAGCCGTAAGGTTTGTTTTGTCGCTGGGCGTGAGGAACGTACTTTCAAGGTAGTTCTTAGTAACAGCATCCTGTGCATCCACAGGGTCAGCCACCGCCCTGATTTTCTTACTGTCAGCATCCCAATGACTAGTAGCATCCAGGTTAATTTTACCTGCCGAGTCATCTGCCGTTTCCTGCGCTGAATATAGTAGCTGATCAATCTCAGTGTTGAGATCAGCCGCCTTCAGGGTAGAGCTATTTGAGAAGACAACTGATGGTGTGGTGATTGGCGTGTTGCGCTCAATCTTGATCGCTGTTCCGCTTGCTACCGCTGAGTTGTCTGAAGTCTTTTTAATCTGGACTGTGGTGCCACCAGTTAGAACTGTGGCTGTGTACAGGCTTCCGCCAGCGGCGGTGGAGACACCAGCAACATAGAAAACTAAGTGGCTTTCATTGATGTAGCTAAATGGGATGTTAAAAACTAATGTGCTTCCATCCCCTGTATAAGTGATATCAGCGAATGCCATCTATTGTCTTCCTTTAATCATCTGTTCTAGATTTAGTTCTCTACCAGACCCTGAGTACATATCAGCTTTATCAAGTAGCCCTGCGTCTACTGACTTACTGTATTGTTTTGCACCTAGTGGTGCGTCTGGCTGGGTTCCTTCGATATAAAGCATATCTTTCGCTACTTTCCGGTAAGCATTAAATATGCTGCCAATAACCTGTGCCCGTGGCCCGTTAGGGTCATCTTGTGTGCCGGGGTGCAGTGTCTGTATCTGTGGGATTGCGTCGGCAAGGGCTTGGCGTAGCGTTCGCCCACCCCCTAATTTCACGGTTCCTATCAGTTCCTGATATCTGTCAAAAACGGACTGCCCAGATTTATATTCAATACGCGAGAAATCTTTGACTGTTCCAATGCGACGATCTTTTGGCGGGCTGAAGTTTTTACCTGTGAGATATGCGAGATCAGCCAGTTCTTTTAAGACTATGTCGTTGGGGTCTGAGGTGCTGGCAGTGAACGGGTTCCACTTGTCCTGCTCACGGTACACCATCTCACCCAACTGGTTCCGCTTGGGGTCAGAGAACTCACCTATGCCAACAGCGGCAAGACGGTTCTTTACTCCATCCATAATTTCGCGGGTCTCGCGGAATACAGGATCGCCGTCTAGTTGCCCGATAGCTGCCGGGGTGTATGACGACAATGCAGAGCCTAAAACCCGCTCCATGTTTTTGTCTGCTGCGGTAATCGCACCCATGAAGTCGGAGAGGCCGCGCATGTAAGTTTTGTTAATTGAGTTTTCAGCGACAGACGATGCAAGACCAGCGGCAATATCCATGAAACGGTCTTCTTCACCCTTTTTGCCTTCTAGTTCGGCCTCTTTCCACACCTCAGCCAAATCAGCAGCCACACCCAAAAAGTTTGAAAACGGGTCATATCGCTGGTAGGGTATGTAGCTTTTAGAACCGTCGTCGTTAGTGATGACAAATGAATAGGGTCGCCATTTTTTTGCAATCCATACCGCTCTAGTTTTCGGGTTACTCGGCCCTGATCCAGTAATCATACCGTTGTGAGCCATGGTTCCCGCTACAGACACAGCGGCGATTCCCGTCACCATTTTACCCCGTGCGCGGGCGCGCAATGAAGGGTCCGGGCTTTTCAAATCTGAACGTAATTTTTTACTGAGTATATTGAGAACAGGTGCCCGCCTAAATGCAGCAAATAACAGGTTGGTAGGGGTCTTCACAAACGGAAGAATGAACCGGACCCCTGGATACTTGACAGCCATCTGCTGCACCATCGCGGCAAAGCCTTCAAGCTCAGTCGTAAATGTAACTTCCCTAGCAGTGTCCAGCGCCGCTTTAGAGACATTTACCTGATCTGCATTCTTAGCGATGAATTCTTCTAGTGCCTTCCCGTCTAGTCCCTTGTCTACCCCTTCTTTCTGAAGAGCCATCCTGAATGCGCCTTCGTCTAATGCTGCCGCTGCCCCGTCTGGGTCAAAACCACGTTTCTCAGCAGTGGCTATCCATTCATTAAGTTCATCCCCCTTCAAACCCTTCTGACGGCCAGCAACCCAGAGATCAGTTTTGAGCTTCCCTCTGTAGGTTGCCTGCTTGAAGAATTCGTCGGAGAACAAAAGTAGGCGTGATGGCAGGGTAGATATTAAGTTTGCCGCACCCCGGATATTACGACCTTCCTTGTCCACTAAAGACATCTTCTGCCCGCCAAAGGGATTGTTATCTATTTCAAGTTTCCCACCGACAGCATCCAAGACTGATTTATCTTGTTTAGCTGCAAAACCAGCCATCCTGACGGCTTCCAGTGCAGAGCCGTAGGTGTACCCAAACTGTCTTACGCCCCTTATCATTTCTGTGCGGTTCAGGGTTAAAGCGCCGCCAACCGTCTGCTCAAGCATATTAACATTTGCCTGCATAAAGTTAGACACGGCGTTGATGATCTGAGTGTTAGGGCCTGACAGCATCATGTTGATGCGGAACGTGTTCAGCTTGTCCCACCAGGAACCGATATCCCTTGCGCTGGGGGCTTCTTTGCCTGCTAATTTTGCAGCCTGCACCTCCCTGAAATATCTAGTCATCCCTGATCGACTTCGGGTTGCTTGATTTTGCAGTGCTGCTGTAAGTGCGCCGCCTCTCTTATGCACCATTTTTTGAGCATTCATGGCCCGTCCGACCGCCGCTTTTTGACCTCGAAATGATGCTTCTAGGTTAGCGTACAGTTCCGTCATGTGAATTGCGTCTAACTCAAATTCATCAAAGTTTTTCCAGCCTAAGCCTTTGATTGCATTTTCATCGATTTCCTTTGCGGCCCATTTTGTCCATATCTCCGCAATGTTCTGCATTTCCTCGCTCATGGTGTCTACAAACTTGCGTTTGGCTTGTAGTGAAGCGGCTAAGTTCTCCCACTTTGCAAGTCCGTCAGCGCCTCTAGGGACATCTCCGAATTCGCGAAGAAGGCCATCCCAATCGTTTTCAAACAGGTCCTTGAGGTGATTGACGTGTCCCCCCATCTTGGCGCGGACTGTTGCCCACCGCACTGTCTTCCCATCCCTAGCAGCCTCAAATTCCTTTGCCAGCCCAGCGTCTTTGTCCCCGACTGTTATTATGATGTCTTCAATGTCTTCCGGGTCTGTGATGTAGCGGAAGTTTCTTGCAAGCTCTCCGGGGCGCATGACGTTGCCTGTCTGCATATTTCTAATCGCGGAACCTGTGAGGATGCGGTCTACAATGTTTCCGAATACTCGAAAGTTTTTACTTTTAGGGTCGCTTATCCGATCTATGTATGCAGAAGTCTGATCATTCTCTCTTGCAGTCCGCTCAAGAGCTTCATCCACGGTCTCAGGAAATATCTGTCCTTCAGGAGTTTCAGGCTCAACGCGTGCAACAGGGGCAACTTCATCCGCAGCACTGGCTGGCGGTGGTGGAACCTGTTCTCCAGCCGCCGCCTCTTTAGCAGTGGCTTCATCCAGCTTGCCTTCAACACCCTTCTGGATGTCATCAGCACCCTTAGCTCCTAGCTCTTTAGCTTTCTCGACATCACCCCGTTTCAGGTGACCAGCAGCCCTGACAACGTAAATTATGCCTTCAACCGCCAGCCCTAAGCCAGCGCCTTCAATAGCGTTACGCAGTCTGTTCTGGATATCAGTGTCATCCGGGTCAGTCATCAGCGCATCAACAATTGGATTATCCACGCCGACACTCTTCAGGAAGTCTGACAGGTTACCTTCTTTACCCTCGAAGGCGGCAAAGTCAGCGACTGCCCCCCGCGACAATCCTGATACAGCCGCTTGTTTACCTGCGGATAGCCCTGAGAACAGTTTGCCTGCCTTGAAGAACTTACCAATGCCAACAAACCCTACGGCAAATTGTGTGACGCCTTGGACAGCTTGTCCTGTGAAAGTTTCCTGATTGGTTTCTGTCCAATCCGATAGGCCATATTTAAGTCCAGCAGCCTCTCGTTTGGCTATGAGCTTTTCCATTGCGGCACCAGAACGAAACCGAATATCAAAATTACCGTTCTCATCAAAGAAAGTGACATCACCGACATTCTTGGACAGCCAATTAGCGGCGTCATCCACAGTCTCGGTAGTGTCAAAGCCAATGAGGTTGGTGGTTGCGTCAATGGAGCGAATTGCACCTTTTCCGACTGACTCAGGGACTTCGGATACATGTCCCCAGACGCCTGCGCCATCATCTTCTGCGTCTGTGTTGTCCGTGGATGCGCTGGGTGATTTTAAGTATTGGGCTGCGCTGCCTGCGCCGTAGACAGTTTCAAAGTCTTGTGTGTTTTCTCCGGGGTTCTGATTCAGAAACTCAATGTCTTCAGGGGCTACATTAAGTCCCACCATCACTCTACGCCTTGGCTGATGTAATCTAGGACGGCTTTGACAACAGCATCAAGCTGTTTGCGCTCCTTTGTGTCTGTTCTCAAGCCATAATCTAGGTTGAAGAACTTTTTAATAGCCTCTTCCTGATCCTTCCGAAGCTGTTTAGCCTGCGCCTCAGCAATGTACGTTTCATTGCCTTGATATACCGTAGTCGCCATCCTTGGCGTTATTGGCGTTGGCACAATCTTTCTAAGGGCCTCCGCAGCCGCCTGTATCTGATATGAGTCTAATGTAACGCTATCTGCTGTAATTTGATTTGGGCGTATTCTGCGGTCAAATTCACCCTGCTTGCGCCTTACCTTTGCAGCGGCGGCAGCACCAACATTGGCGGTGGCGTCCGGTGGCCGCACATTTGGATCAGGAGCGGGCTTTGGCTGAAGAGTGTCAAGACTAAAGCCGGGGATGCCCTCTTGTGCCAGTATTTTGTATTTTGCAGCGAGGCTTGTGCCTTGGAAATCAGCATTCCATCGACTTCTATTTGTAACATTATCTGGCCCTAACAATAATTGTTTGCCGTTTTCAGAGTTAGCATACTGTATTAGAGCGTATTTTTGTGCGGCGGCTCTGAGTGTGGCTTTCCCTTGCGTAGTGTTTAGGTCCACGGTTTTTTCTTTATCTGATACAGGGTCTCTGAATCTGCCCCCAGCTACCTCAACATCGTTTATGAAACTTATGGTGTCGTTTTTGATCAGTATGCCGTCGCCGTCCACTTGATTAGCTATGCTTTTGCCAAATAATTTACTGAGACTGTCTAAGTTCCCAGAACCCAACATACTTCCTTCTTTTCCCATCCTCACTGCGGCGGACAGTAAACTATTATGCCCCGATGTGGTCATTCCGTACTGTAACGCAAGCTGCCCAGCGACTTCCTCCATCTTTGTTTTGTCAGTATTGCGGAGAGTATCAATCGCTTTCACAAAATTGGCCGTCTTTTGAGCGTCAGTTTGGAATCCTCTAGCGTTTTGGGTGTTCTGTCTTAGCGTTCTGATTGTGCCGATTGCAGAAAGTATCTTTTGATCATCCACATGCTCTGAGCCGTCACCTAGCTTTTGTCTCACATATGCAATCGCTTCCTTTTCTGTTGTAGGCAGGCCATCATCAGTTACAATGTTTCGCATCTGTGAGTCCGCCGCTTTTGCTAACCTACCTCGCTCTACCTCAGCCGCATTTTGGTCACGGCGCTCCCTCTGAATGATGCGGTCTTTAGCGTCTTCTAGGCTTCCGTATTCAACAGCGGTGAGTGTTTCTTTAGAGCCATCTAAACGGCGCAATGCGCCTGTCTCAGACATCTTTTGAAGTTGTGAAATCAAGCCAATGTCATCACTATTTATCGCTTGTTTAAGCCAAAGTGTTCTGGCTTCTTTTGGGTCCATACCTAACGCGATGGCTTTCTGTATGCGGACGTAGCTGCCTGACGCCTTGTCTTCGTCAGACAGGCTGGGGCTGGTAAAGTCACCAGCTATTAATTGACCTGTTTTTACAGCCAGATCATCGCGCATAGCCTTGTTTGTGTATGCCGCGTGTTGAGCATACAGAGTGTTTGAGTATTGACTTAATCGGTTGCTTGCAGCGCCAATGTAATGTGGGTCATCAGGTAGATTAGCGTTATATGCTCCTAATTTCTGACTGAGCCACCTAGACGCATCAAACGGAACTAGCTTGCCGTTAGTGTCATAGCTGCCGTTCCTGTTTTTTTCATATTCAATATTTAACTTAGAAGCATAATCGGCGGCGTGTGCCTCACCGACAGTGGCGTTATATCCGATTGACCAAGCTGCCGATTTAGAAGGATGCGCTGTCTTAGCAAGTTTCCATTCGTTCGGATTGTTTGCGATGTCGATGGTCGCTTGTTTACGCGCTAGTGCCTCCTGTTCCTTGTTCCACTTCTCTTCGCGAACATCATTGTCGCGCTTGGCTACATTGAGGGCTTTTTCCAACGACCTGAGTCCATCAGACTTGTCGCCTGGTTGGACAACGACGCCAGTTTTGCTCTGATAAAAAGTGTCTACAGGCGACAGCAGGTTGCGCTGAATTCGGGCAGAGGGTGCGTCTACTTTTTGTCTAGCCATTTATGTTGTCCCCAACACTTTCTTGTATCCGCCCTGTTTTTCAACGTAGTCATTACCTGCACCAGCAATACCGATCACGGCACCTAGAGGCGAAGGTCCTGATTTGTATGCATCAGGTCTGTTGTCCTCGATGCGTTGTGCTTCTTGAGATTTGATCCCCAGTACGTTTGATTCTAACTGGCTCAAATTTTGCGACATTTCAGATTCGCTTGCCATTGTGTTTCTGTAGTTAATCCCTGCAATATCCCAATACGCCTCATCTACTGATATTCCTTCAACACCATTTGATCCTGCCATAGTCAGCGAGGTTGCCTCCAACGCCCGACCTTCGAGTGCCTTGGCAAAACCGTCAGCAATAATTCTTTCATTCTCAATTCGAGCCTGATCCTGTGTCTGGTCAATCTCATCATTTGCCGACTGGCGTGCCCTGAGATCGCTTGCCGCCTTCGCTGCATTTTCAGCGGCTATTTGGGCATTCTGTTCGCTGGTAGCAGCACTCTCTGCCATGAATCCCGCGACCTTGCTGCCGATACTAAGTACCATGCCTATAGTTGCTGGTTCACACATGGGCTAACCTCCCGAATTCATAAAAGGGGCGCTGTTCAAATCCATAGGGAACCTTTCGGATAAACTTAAAATCTAGCCACTGAAGCCACCTATGGTGGATTGTGTTTCTAACGTCTGCGTAGTTCCAGAGGAGTGGGTGGGCGGCGTGTAATTCGTCGCGGAGTGCCCTTGATCGTCTTAGAAACTCTTTACTGTGCTGGACGATCCCGTTGGTGCCAACCATCCAAATTAATGCACCTGTTTCTGCGGGGACAGTCCCCCAGACGACAAACGGAACACTATCGGCATATCCAATTTTAAGGATGTCGGATTGGCCCATGCCGCGTAATAAGACAGGCCAGTTTGCTTTGCCGGATGCTGCGTATAGCTCTGCTGTATCTTCATCCCGCAGGTTGTCTGCCAGATACTTGAGGGCGCGTATGTCAGCATCCTCTATGCTATATTCTATTGGATTTTGCTTGGTACATGCCTTCCCAATCTGTGCTGGAAAAGGCGGAGTTAAATGGGGTGTCATTTTTTACTACTATTCTCACTTGGTCATTTTTAGAGAAAACCGGAAAGCGGAATTCTCCGGTGGCGTAGCTCACTGAATCCAAGACGTTACTAGAGGCACCTAAAACACGACCGCTGAACGTATATGAGCGTGTGTCCCTGTTTGTAGGTGTCACCTCGACGGTGAACTGGGCTGTATCTAGGTATAGGATCGAGAAGTATCTGAGTTGCAGCCGTCCATCTTGGATAGGCGTCTCAGCGCCGCGCTCCCCTGACCGCACATACTGGTGGGAAAACTCATACTCAAAGGTGTATGGCACCCCGACACTGAATGTTGCTGAGGACAGATCACCCGACACTAATATAGCAGAAGATGTCTGGCTGGTTATCGTGGGGATCGTGCCGTCAGACTGTACGACCTGCCATGTGGCAGCTTCTGTGTAAGGCGGGGTGATGGTGGTTACATTAGTTCCTGCGTTGTAAGCAACGGTACAGGCTGTGTGTGCTGACTTCCTGTCAATAAGAATGTCATTAGGTGTTCCATCGAGACCTTCGCCATCTTCAACAACCATCTTATCGATGTGGACGCCTGAGTTTGACTTGTAGACGATATATAGGTCTTGCTCCAAGAACTCAGCAGACAAGATTGTGTACCCAGCAGGGAACGTCCATTCACCCCACGCCGACTGTAATTTCTCGTCACCACTATAGTACCACTTGTACATATAGAGTTTGTTTCTGTTCCCAGAGCTAAGGACAGCCATGAGGTCCTTGGTTGTACTCGTAGACATCTTAACGACATTCGCCGGGATGTAGCGGGGGACCTGAATTGTGATTACCGCTGAGTCTTTGTTATCTGTCTGGTCAGTCACAAACAGTTCTCTTATGCCAGCAAACGAGTTACCGTCGACAGCAAAGAATACGTTGGGGCCAACTGCGGTGGGCCTAGCTGTGAGCGAGGCGTCAAACGTAGTTGCCACGCGCATACCTACAGTCGCTGGCGTTAAGGTGTCACCACTTTCAATCTCAAACTGAACTTTGTCACTAAATAGAAGTAGTGTTTTTGCGTAGGGAATTGCTGCATAAAGCGTTGATACGCTGTTCGTGGTTGAAGCAACATCAATACGCTCACTGTCTAAAAGCTGAACCGTGGTTGTCCTGTAGAAATTTTCAAACTCTTGATTTTCGGAAAAGGTAACATTCTCGCCTGACAACAGTCCCATCCTGCCTTTGTGCAGAAATATATCGTTGATGTTACCGCCGACAAATGAAGGGTCTTGGTTCGTGTTGCTATCCCCAGCCGCTCGTGCCACCCATACGTCAACCTTGAAAGTAAATGTGCCATCGGTGTTTCGCACAAGTATATGTGGCATCGTGGTTGCGGTGAAGGCGCGGCCCGCGCCATACCCCACCGTCTCCGTCCAAACATTGTCGGAATAGGAGACCCAGTAATCGTCGCCAGATTCCTCAACGTCACCTTTGATCCGCACCAGCCGCCCATCGACATCTTGAGGAGGTAGGTCTGTAAAATCTTGGAGGTCTTCTTTAAAGACACGCATCGACCGACCACCATAGCCGTCTGTGATCTCTACTTTGTCCGAGGTCGCAAGCCCTGAGATGGCTACAGTGCTGTTCTCAGTGGTCGCAGTAATGCCAGCGGTCACCAACGCTGTTTTTAACGCGGAGGCGATCTCATCTGTTCCTTCCAGTGCAGTAGCGGCAGACACGTTAGTGTTAGTTGTATGTGTCGCTTTCAAAACATTGTTGACGTAGATCGCATAGGTTTTATTTGCGATTGCCTGGAAAATATAAATAGAACACTGTGTTTCAGGGTTAGTTCTGGATTCAGTGGTTGCCGCAGCGGCGACGGTGTTCTCTTTGTTTACAATCCATGTCTGGTCCGCCACTGAAAGGAAACGAAGGGATGCGTTGGGTGTGGTGGTGGTGAGATATGTTTTGCCATCCGGGAATGACACTGTTTTCTTGTTGCCTGCGAGGTCATATACCTCCAAGTCGCCATTGACACACACGATCATATACTTCTCAGTCGCGTCACGCTGTACGAGGTGAATGGCTGCGTCGTCAGGGACAGTCAGGCTGGTTGCTAGTGTCGCAATGTACGCCGTATTGGAACGCTTCTGTAGGCCAGTGACCACACTAGGGAACGCATTCTTCATGGCTTGGCAGCTTGTGCGTAGCCGTATTGGTGCTGGCTGCTGGCTGACACCGTTGGTCATGTTGGGGAGAGACGATGATATCAGTGGCACTTAGTACACTCCGCGATCAAATGCAAAACGAGCGGTTATGCTGCGCGGCGTAGCACTGTCGGTAATCATGTTGTGATCTCCAGACCAAGCCTCGTCATTCCGCATAGCGGCGAGCGCACGGGCTTCATCCTGCGCGATGAACTCAGACATAGTGGTGGAGCCAAGGTGACGCTCTTGAAACACGCGGCTGGCGCGGAGCGTGATGTACCTTCGGGCTGTCTCAGGGATATCCGTGAAGTCTAAGAGTACGACAATGTCTACAGTGATGGTGGCGGCGTCAGGCGTGTATGTGTGGTTAACGCGGTCATACATAAAGCCACCGCGCATCACCAAGTCTAGGTCGCTGTGGGTGGAGGATGTCGCCGTATTTACCGCATCGATCCTTGCGGTGTTCACAGGGACAGCAAATTTATCATTTGAATCTTTAACAATCGGGTATCCGATTTCGGTGTTGAAGTACCAGCCCTGCGACTGTACTTCACGGCTCACTGAACCAAGAATTGTCTGAGCAATCGTGGCGTCAACGACGTTTTCGTCCTCAAGCGTATTAACAGGGCTTTCTCCAATGTGAGACAACATCACATTGACGGCCTCAAGCTCTGTAGTGGCTGTTATAATTGCCATTGGTTATCCCTGTATTGGAAAATTGAAAAAAAGGGACACCAAGGATTTCTCCGAGGTGTCCCTTAATTTTAGTGCGAGTTACGAGGTGGCGTTTTTAATCGCGACCATGCACTCAGGACGAAGCGTACCGTGCCCCGTTGCCATCTTACTGACCATCAACGTGCCCTGTCGGCGGATGTCATATTCCGCTTCTGAAGCCATGCTCAATAATTCGACGCTACCAAGCGCACCCTTTTGCATAACGAGAGCAAGGTATGCAGACGCATTAACGCCATACTTGTTAGCAGCCGTGTCAACAGTGCCACCGGAGGTGTGATTGACCGCAAGGTTGTTGGTCATGATGACCTGCATCCCAGCGACATTGATCACAGTGCCGTCAGAGTAGACACCATTGGTTCCGCCAAAGTCGCGGTTCACAATTTTGTCATTCTGGACCATGCCGTAATATGCGGCAGGGCTTACGAAGACGAAACGATCTTCTTTCGGCACATTCTTCTCATCCAGCTTCTGAGCGGCGGTATAAATCTGGCCGACAAAAGTGGACACGTTGGCAGCGGTTGCCATACTAAGCACACCAGCCTGAACGATCTGTTCAGAAGTGCCCTGATCCGCAATTGCAGTCGGGGGCGTGGCGCAGTCCTTGATAGCCATAGACAGCAAGTTGCGGTCATAGGTCTGTGCAAGGGCCTGACCAAGCTGCGTGGAGTACTCAGAACGCACATCATAGTGGTTCTTGGCTTCGTCAAGGTTGGCGATGAAAGCACTTGAGATAAGCAGGTCATCAATTGTGATAACCTTTTCATTGTGCTTGATTGTGGTGCCATTGATTTCAGCACCTGGCGTGTGATAAGCGGCTACCGTTTTACCGATTGCCGGGAATTGCGCCGATTTACCCGAAGAGATGTTCCGAGCGCGAACACGCTCTTTCATAACGGTGTTAGCATTGAACGAGGCCATAACCTCGCCAGAAAACACTTTCAGAAAGAGGGCATCATAGCCTGTTCCCGTTGCTTCAACGAGACCAAGCCGAGAGACTGTGGCATTTGCCATAGCTTTAGTCCTTTTTAAAATTAAACAAGAGTTAGTTCTTCAACGGCTTCACGGGAACAGGATTATCCCTCGTAAGGGGTCCAGCAGGATGAAGATTTGAAGACAAGGGCCGTCACCCAAGCGCCCTCCTAAAGAGGAGCGGTGCTATTAGTCCCATCTTTGGATATGTCGATATTTATCTTCTAATGTCGAATGGAATCGATGATTTTGATTTTCTATTAGTTTGGATTCCACAATCGCCAATCGTTGTCTAAGGCCATCAAGCTCCGTGATTACCCTTTCAAATTCCTTGGATACGTCTTTATCAATCATCATTTCATTGAACGGTTTTTACCCTTGGAGATGATCGAAAGGTTGCTGCTGGAGTTGTTTTGGGTGTTTCTGTCCTTGTGGTGGACATCCTTGCCAGCTACAGCAGACGCACCTTTCTTTTGGATCATCAGTGAGCGGGCAGCGTTTCGCCCTGCTCTGCGCTTCTTCTGCGCTGGCTTACCGTGGTAGTCGCGGTATTCCTTCGCATAGTCACGCATAATTATCCTCTACGAGATTCTAGAATGTTACTGTTGCCGAGGCGTTTCTCAACATCTGCACGGAAGGCCGGGTCGGACTTGTATGAGGGTGAATTCATATCGGTCATTAATTCCGCCATGGACCTGTAGGTCCCACCGAGGTTACCTGAGATGCCACCTTGGACCTGACGTGCAGGCTCCGCACCTTCGGAGGCAACATACCGTGCCTTCAATCCATTAACAGCAAGATCAACCGAGGCCATCTGGTTTGAGTTTACTGCGTCGTTGTAGGCATCAACTTCAGCCTCACTGAGGTTTTCACCGGCCCAGGCGACCATACTTGAGTATGCCTCTTGACCGCCGACAGTCTCATAGACCTTGGCCTGTGCTACTTCGACCTGTGCAGCCTGCGCTTCAATGTAGCTATTGACGATGTTGCGCGGTATACCCGCCTTCTCAAGGTTGTCATACGCCTTGTCAGATAGTTCGCCGTTCTCAGCGTACTCACTGGACAGTGCGTCAAAATCCACACCTGCTGACTCGACCGCTTCCCGCGCTTCATCAGTAGATGCTGGCTCTTCCTCAGCACTACTACTCTGGCGCTTCTCTAGCTCAGAGTATGCCTGTGCTAAATCCTCAGCGGACTTGAATTTCTCAGGTAGCCAATCAGGGCGATCTTCAGTTTTAGGAACCTCCTGCTCGCCATCAACGGATATCCCCATCTCTTTGGCAGTCTGCTCTAGTGTAGGCTGCGTGTCGTCTGTGTTCTCTGCTGCAATGGTAACTGTTTCAACCATCTATTCGGTTTGCTCCGTTAATTGCGCTGCCATCTGCTGCAACATCTCAGGGTCTATGCCCTGCGCGATTTCACTAGCTGCATTGACGGCGGGACCAGCGGCCCCACCCACGGCTTTACCAGCCATGTCCATCATGCCTTGCTGTTGCATTTGGCTTTGCTGTTGCTGTTGTGCGGCCTGTTGCTCCTGCTGAAGTTGTTCAGCCGATTTAACCAGACCATCCATATCGATGCCGAGGGACGTGCCCCGGCGTTTAATGTAATCAGATATATTAAGGTGCTGCGCGATAACTTCTGGCGGCAGCATTTGAAGACCCTGTAGAAACATTTCGAGTTTCTCAAGATCGTGCCCGCGTCCTAAGGCTTCCAGCCCCGTCACAATTGACGGCTTGACCACTCCCTTAGGAAGAGCCGGTAGACGGCGCTGTTTGACCATGCGGTCAATTACGCGGTTCACCAGTGGTAGCTGGAATTCCTCAGACATCAGGCTAAAACTGCCGCCGAGGGCGTCGTCAAGCTGCTGTGACATGCGTCTGATTTCAGTGGCTGTCACTCTCTCGCCGTCGCGCTGGACAGCAGTGTTCTCCAAGAATGCAAAACTAAGCCGTTGTTCAATACCTTGGGCAGTCTCTCGCGCCACCCGCATGTCTTGATACTTGTCGGTCTGTAGTACTGTGACTTCGTTGGCGTTACCGGAAACGATTGCACCGTTTGCCGCCTCAGCAATATCACGGGCGCGTGTGGTGCCATTGGGGTTGACCATGAACACAACTTTTGCACTTGCTGCTGTTGCTTCTAGTATGGCCTTGCTGATTCCTTCGAGGCTGATTAGGTCGCCTTTGTACTCTTCGACGTAAGACCTTCCCCAGTCCTCGCCGTCGATGCGTGTCCACCGGAGGGGTAGCATCGGTGATTTGTCGATGGCCCATGAGCCTTCAGATTTTGGCACTACTGTGCCGTTAATTTCCTGATACAGCCGCCACTTTTTATTGTCGCGGTACATGGCAGTGTAAACATCAACCGCAGCGTCACTCACTGATTTCTGTTCGTTGCGCGGCATGGTCTGCATCACCAGTTCGCGGATGTCATCATCAAGTGCCATCGGATTGATGGTCTCTTTTATGATGATCTGGAGCGGGTCTCCCATGGGGTCGCGCTTGACCACATAGCGGCGCATGTCAAATACCCGCGCACCTTCTTTTTTAGGTAGGTAGATAAGGACATTGCCGGACACTACTAGCTGCTTGAGTGCCTCGAAAATTGGTGATCTCAGGTTCTGACTTTCAATCTCAGCCTGGACTGATCGTTCAATTTTATTAAGAGCCTCATCAACTTTGGCGCGTTGGCCTTGTTCTTGTGCCAGTTCCTCAGCGGTGAAGTCATCAATGATAAAACGAAAGAATGGTGTGTTCGGCGGAAGGAGTGACAGCAGAAGTTTTGACGCCAGATTATTGACACCTCTAGCGCCTATACCCTGATACGGAGTGTGTAAAATTGTACCGGCTGACTGGCCTGAGTCAGGCATCAGCGCCGGGATCGTCAGTTTTGCACATTCTCGCGCTCTGTTCAGATATGTCTCGCGTTCTGCGGCAAGCTGCTCATATCGTGACGCGCAGGAGGCACCGTTTGCCAGCATCAGTTAGCCGTGTTCACACCAACGCCATCGGAACCGCTGGTGTTCTTGGCGATGTTCAATGGCGTCTGATATTTCTTTGTGCCCTTTGCCTTCTTTTTCTGCTTATCCGCAGTGGTCTTGGCATCAATTTTCTCAGGCACTACCTGCTCCAACATCGGAGGTGGGGCCGGTGGTGGCGCTGGTGGGGCAGGCTGGGGCGCGGCGGCAGGTGAGTTTCCGAAACACATGGTGGTGGTTATCCTTTATTTGCCGTGAGAATGTTGTCCTGCTGATCGGCCATCACTCTCTTGAGGTGCCGGACTACGGACACCTGACCTGCGCGAAACCAGATTTGACGCTCAGTGTCTGTCATATTTGTCGCATCAAGGGCGATGTCTGGGAACTGTTCAGCCAGATAGAAAATTAAATCTTCGGGGATCATTGGTGTAGACATTATCTTCCCTTCTAGTAAGGGGGTAAAAGGGGGACCCGAAGGTCCCCCAGTAACTTATTCGCAGGATTTTTGACCAGTTGCAGGGTCAATGAAGCAGGCTTCTGCACCAGTTTCTTTTTCCTCTACTACTTCGTTGAGGATGCCGTACCGTTTTCCAGCAGCACGAAACGTGGTGATGCCTTTGCAGCCTTCTTTCCACGCTGTGTAATACAGGTCCTTGAATTTGTCGTAGGTGACATCGTCCCCAACATTGCAAGTCTTAGACACCGCTGAGTCCATGTACTTGGACGCAAGAGACAAGATAGCGACATGATCTTCTGCCGATATCTCGTTGGCTGTGCGCCCTTTGACACCTTGGCGGTACGCATAATCCTCGACACGTTCGATCTGATGCCCATCAAACTGCTGGATTGTGCGGTCATAAAACATCGCAAACGGCGGCTCTATGCCTGACGACACGTTGTCGGCGGTGAGACTGATCGTGCCGGTTGGCGCAATAGAGGTGAGGTGGCTGTTACGTATGCCTTTCTGAGCAATCTTGTCGCGTATCTTTTTTGGCAGGGTCTTGATAAATCCACCAGCCAGATATTTGTCTTTATCGAATAGTGGGAACGATCCTTTTTCTTCTGCCAAATCAGCGGATGCTGAGTAGCAGTGATCGCGTAGTTCACGCATGGATTTGTCTGCAAAAGCTACAAACTCAGGTGATGCATAAGGGAGACCCATAAGCTCACCAGCATTAGCAAGGCCAGTAACCCCCAGCCCCATGCGCCTCTTCGCCTTCGCTTCCTCACGCTGTGCGGCAAGCGGGTAGATCGTTCGGTCAATGACATTGTCCATAGCGCGTACCACAACATAAATGTCCTCCTTGTATTGCTCCCAAGCGAACAACTTGTTCTCTTGATCGACATATTTCGTGAGATTAAATGAGCCAAGCAGGCAAGCGCCGTAGGGTGGCAAAGGCTGTTCTCCACAGGGGTTGGTGGCCTCGATGGTTTCGCAGTAGTACAGGTTGTTCATCTTGTTAATCGTGTCGATAAATAGAACGCCAGGTTCTGCCCAATCCCATGTGGAGCGCATGATCATGTCCCAGAGTGCCACAGGGTCTACCTCGCGATAGACTGTGCCGTTGTACTGGAGTGGGAAGGGAGTGCCGGTCGCCAGACACCGCATGAACTCATCTGTAACGCCGACACTGATGTTGAAGCCCGTCAGCGATGTGCTGTCATGTTTTGAGGTGATGAACTGTTCAATGTCTGGATGGTCAATCCGCAGGACGCCCATCTGGGCACCCCGGCGATGCCCTGAAGACGCAATGGTCTGACATACGCTGTCGAAGATGCCCATGAATGACACCGCGCCTGACGCTAGGCTTTCCAAAGATTTGATACGGTCACCACGGGGACGCAGGCGTGAGAAGTCATAGCCAATACCGCCGCCTCTTCGCATGGTCTCGGCAGCATCTGTTGCTGCCTGCATGATGGAATCCATCGAATCCTCTATCACGCCACTAACAAAACAATTGTACGCAGTAGTCTGCCGGGCAGCGCCCATAGCATTCTGTACACGACCGGCAGGTAGGAACCGCAAATGCCGCATGGTGTCTTTGAATGCCTCGAAATGTTCAGGGCTGTCCTTTAGGCTATCTGCAATACGGATAATCTTTGAATAGAAGTCTTCACCCGTTTGCCTATATTTCTGTTTGTCGATTTCAATTGAGAGCGGTACGGACATACCGTAGTGGGCATTGGCAAGCAGCATCAAAGTTCGACCTTTCCATTGAGTTGGTTGATCCGCATCTCTGCATATCTAATGACTTTACTGAGATCAGTGATTTCAGATTCCACTGCGTCAGCGTCAGGGTAATCCTTGAACCCTGCACGAGAGGCGTATTTAATTATATTGCCGCGCCAGAACTCCATGCCGTTTCGCATGATGTAAGTGATTGGCTCAATCTTCCACCGCGTGTAGTGGCTAGGGCGGTCAATGATATCTTCGCGATCCTCTTTCATTCGTCTCAGGATGTAGTCGTCTCTGTTTTCATTAGATTTTGGGATGGCATCCATGGCTTCACTTCCCTCTTTTCGTGGTCAAAATCTGAGTAACGGCAGATGCGGGAGACTTGCGCTTGGACAAGTGCATCAGTGCTAGTAAGTCCTTTATTCTCGTAAGCTGCGACAACGTCCGGCCAAGGGTTGTTGTCTGCCTTATCAAGTATTTTTTCAGCCCTCTTCGGACCTATGCCGGGGACACCGAAATAGTTATCCGTTGTGTCGCCTGTGAGCATTTGGAGCCAGTGCTGCCGGTCTCCATCGGCTTCCGTGATCGTGACTATTTTGTCGAGCTTGTGGTCCCAGTGAAGCCCCGGTATCTGGAGGAGGTCCTTGTCGCGGCTGTACATGATCCTCCGCTCACCGACAGGCTCAGTCAGGAGAATACCCAGAACATCATCAGCCTCTAGTGAGTACCAATTTTCACAATGCCTCGTCTTCTCCAGATACTGGCGGAGGGGGGCAAGGGCGACAGGCTTACGTATGCCGACTCTGTTCGCCTTGTAGGTGTCCAGTATGGACTTGCGCCAGTTAGTCTTGTCGGTCAGGCAGATCACAGCGTCGTCGCTTTTTGTCTGATCTATGATCTTATGTATTGCCGCATCAACCGTCTGTTTAGCTTCGTTTATGTCTACCCACGCGGCCATAACGCCATCAGAAAACTCGACGTTTTGTTCAGTCACAGCAGCGATCTGGTAGATCAGGATGTCGCCGTCAATTAAAACTTTGGTCATCGTCTGGCCTATTCTTAATGTGTTTCTGCCCAAGTTTTCCCAATGCGATATTCTCCAGTGATCGGAACTCTGAGGTTGAAATGTGTTCCCGCAGCCTCGATGGCTTCGACAGCGACCTGACCAACTTCTTCGGCCAGTTCTTCATCAGCTTCGATCTGGATTTCATCGTGTATCCAGCAGACCTGCTGTACGCGATCACGCCATCCACGCGCCTCGACCTCGCGGTCAAACTGAATGAGCCACTGTTTAGCTGTGGCTGCGCCAGCGGCTTGCAGCAGGACATTCAGTGCGCGGTGGGGTGAGCGCACAGGGAGCAGTCGCTGGTCTAGTCCTTTGAGACATCCTGCTTGCTGGACTTTTTCCTGAACGGCAGATATGAGCTTGCCCAAACCAGGGTTAGCCGCAAGGAACGTATTCTTGACTTGAGAAGCCTGTCCTTTACGAAGCCCGGTGACATCAGCCAAGCGATTGACGCCTGCGCCGTAGACCAGAGCATAAATAAAACGTTTAGCAATATCGCGAGAAGCAAGACCAGCGGCCTGCTGATTGTGCGTGTGAATGTCGCCATTTAATACTTCCTTTGCGTAAACCCCGCCGTCAAACGGGGTGGTGAAATGAGCAAGCATCCTTAGCTCGATGCCTGATTGATCAACGCCGACAAGTGTTTTGCCGGGGCTGACAGTGAACAACTCGCGACACTCTTTGCCGAAAGGTGCGTGTCCTGATGGAACTTGTTGGAGATTTGGCGCACGCATAGATGCGCGACCTGTGACCGTACCATTGGTTAGGACTGATCCATGGATGCGGTCACCACGGAGTGCGCCTAGCCAGCTACGCTTGCCGTCAGACAACATGCCAAGACGCTTCTGAACCATGAAGTATTCCGCAAGGATTTTACCCTGTGGGAACGACAGGCCCATAAGGACTGTCTCATCGAGTTTGGCCCGCCCATCTGGCGTAGTCTCTTTTGCCTGCCAGCCAAGCTCCTCAAGTTTGCGCTGTATGTGGTGGCGGCTGCTGGGGTTGAAGACGTTGTGCTTGATCTTCGTGTAAGTGCAGCCCGCCGTCACCGCAGGTTTGGTTTTGTAGTTCACGGTCTTGGCAGGGGTGACCACCTCCACCTGTGACCACCAAGGTGTGAACACCGCTTGCAGTTCGTCATCAAGCTCTGCCCGTCTGCGCTGTAGCTTGGCACATAACTCTAGTGCCTTGGGTTCATCAAAACGGAACCCTTGCCGCTCTTGCCGCGCAATTAGCCACTGTACCTCATGCTCAAGGTCAACGGCTGTTTCTGGGCAGTTCTTAGCTTGTATCGTCTGCCATAGCTTTGCAGTCACTGCGGTGTCCTGAATACAATAGAACATCATGTCCTCGTTGAATTCATCCCAACCACCTTGGTAGTCGTCTTTTGGACACCCTAAACGTATCCCCCAAGCAGCCAGCGCGTGGCTGCCTTTGAGCCTGTTGGGAAGCTCTACTTTTTTGGCCCAATCAGTGTCTGCTATGTCGGACCAAACGAGACGGGAGAGCGTCAGGGTGTCGCGGACCTTCGCGGGTTCTGGATTGAACCACGGGAAGCACTTCTGAATAGCAGGGATGTCAAACGCTATGACGTTGTGACCTACTATCAGTTCTTTGCTGAGGAGAGACCGCAGGCCATCTTCGATCTGATGTGGCGCATAGCTCTCCGTGATCCCTGTCTCAGTGTCTCTAATCGCAAGACAGTGAACAGTGTTAAGTTGGTCGAGCAGGCCGTTCGTTTCAATGTCGAAAATGTATGCCATTTGGTGTCCCCTTGCAAACAGTATGGATTAGGCTAAAGAGTATTCCGCGTAAGTGCGCCCCCGCCCATCATCCTTGATGACCTTGGTAATCTCATGGCCGCTTTCCCGTAGCTCGAAAATCCTCGCGGCCAATCGATAGACGCCAAAGACGCCCATGGCTTCTAAGGGGCTGATCGTCCTGCCGCCCTTCAAGTGCTTCAGGATCATATCGTTTTGGGATTGTTTGTTTCTCACTTTCCATCCTCCTTCACGCTGTTGAACTTCTGTCATTACTGCTGCGTACTCACTGACCAACGCAGGGTCTTTGACTGCTTGCACAGCCAAGCGTTCGGCGTGTGCGAACAGGTCGTCATCAGAAATCTTCTGCATCAAAATTTACCTCAAGCATCCGGCCTGTCTCTCGGTTGAATTCGAGGACAGTTCCAATACCTGTCTCGCCGGAATGGCGGTTTTTCAGGATACGAAGTTTTGTGCGGTGGGCTTCATCGGGCGACTGCTGGTTTCTTTCACAGCCGATGACAAGGTCAGCCAGGTGGCCGATTGCACCGGAGCCGCGCAGTTGTGCGAGGGATGTCTGTCCGCCTTCTTCATGGGGCTTGCCTTCTGGCCTCTTGAGGTGGCTCACCAAGATTAAGCCGACCCCTGTCTCTTCGACAAGCTGGCGTAGCCTGGTCATTATGGAGTCGATCAGAACTCGTTCATTTTGTGACTGATCTTCCAGACCGCCAGATACTACGATGCTAAGGTGATCTAAGATGATGTAGGTGCAGCCCATGGCAGCGAGGTAACGACATCTGTCGAGAAGATTGTCGCCAGCAAGGCTACCAAAATGATCGTAGAGATAGAGCCTGCCACTGCCGACAGTAGCGTCAAAACCAGTGCGGAGATCGGCTTCCGAAATATCTGCGATGCCAAGATTAAGGCGCTTGTTAATCTCAAGCCCGACAAAAACTCTAAGCGTGTGCTTGACGCTCTCTTCTAAACAGATGACTCCAAGGGTCTCTCCTTCTTTCAGGAGGTGGTGGCCCACCTCTTTAACGATCTGAGATTTGCCAATTCCTGATCCTGCGGTGAAGACTGTCAGTTCTTTTTTACGGAGACCGCGTGTCTTCTCGTTGAGCGAGGGCCACGGGTACAGAACACAATCATTATCATCTTCTTGGATGAATTCGTCCCACAGATCGACGCCTGCAACGATACCGTCTGGGCGATACTCTTTTGCCCGCCAGATAGCATTGATCAGTTCTGCGCTGCGGCCTGCCATCAACATCTCGGACGCATCTTTTAGTGGCAGGTTTGCAATCTTAGCTGTGCCCGGCGGCATGAGCTTGGCGCACTCAAGTGCCGCTGCCTGACCTGCCTCATCGCTGTCGAGCATAAAGACGACAGTTTCAAATTTGAGTAGGTAGTCGAGTGATCTGGCGACTGCCTTAGCTGCCCCCTGTGCGCCATTGGGTACTGAGACTACCGCCCATTTATTGCCTTGCGCTTGGCTCATGGCGAGGGCGTCTAGCTCGCCTTCTACGACAATTAAAATCTTGCCGCGTGACCACAGGTGCTGCCCGTAGAGACCTGCCTGCTTGAGATCACCACGGCTGGTGAAATCTTTGTTGGCAAATCTGATCTTTTGGAAGACGACCTGATTCTCTTTGGTGTAGTTCGCGATCTGGACAAGTTCACCATTCAGTTCCCCTGTCGAGTATCCCCAGAGTTTGCAGGTCTCTTCAGTGATCTTGCGTTTTGCTAGTGCTTCGATTTGCCCTTTCGGGAGTAAACCTTTTTTGATTTTACCTTGCGTTGGTGGAACAAGCGAGATTGGAGTGACGTTGCTGTCGGAGACCGGGGCTTGCGTGTGCGCTTGGCACTTGTGGCAAAACGTGTGCCCATCCGTATACACTCCTAAAGCATCGGAAGACCCGCAATCGGGACACGCTGCATGTTCGAGGAACTGCGAGTCTTCCATAATTTTTCTCCTATTTTTTGATTAAGTGGCAATCCACCATTTCTGAACATCAAAACCGGGACATTCTTTTTTCACGTTGGGGAAATCGCGGTGGCCCCTCAGTGACGCTGATGGATACTTAACAAGTAAGTCCGCAATTAGATCGGCTAGGGATTTGAACTGCTCGTCGGTGAATGTGTCTGTGCCAACTAGGCAGACACCAACTGAGGTCTGATTAAATCCTCTGACGTGGGCACCCATTGCATCGATGTCTCTGCCATCTTCGACAGTGCCATCTCTGCGTATGATCTTGTGGTAGCCGCATCCAATCCAGCCACGTTCTTTGTGCCACCTGTCTATCTCGGCAAAGCCAATGTCCATTTCGGGTGGGGTCGCGGCGCAATGAATTGCGATCCAGTTTGTATCAGTTCTTTTTCGTGTTGCCATTGGTCGGGGGCCTCCTTGCCTCCCTCAGCCAATCCTCCGGTATGCTGCCCTTGGCGTACTCAAATTGATGTTTGTCGCACCACATTGCATAAGTCGTGGCCGACTGTTTTGATATCCGTTGCTTGGGGTTTGAGAAAACGAAGCGGATGTCGATGTCGGGGTGTTGGTCCCTGATCAACAAATGCTTCTGGCGATCCGCCGTCACGAACCTTCCTTTGGTCTCAACGATGATGCCGTTGGGC